GTCATGAATAAGCACAACGCGGAGTTCTGGCAGGCCATCGCGGCCACCATCCGCATCGCCAGGGAGGGACGATGAAGATTGAATTTCACCCGTGGCCAATCCCCGACCATCTCTCAGCCGTCATGCCGCCGCGCCTACGGCAAGAGGGGTTCAAAGCAGAGCGGGAGTGGCGACTCTCGTCTGTCGATGCCGCCACGCTGGCTCACCAATGTGACGTCTTCCGAGCCGAGGTGTTTCGTGTGGCTGGGAAGATCGACCCGCGCACCACCAGGGAGGGCCAGTAGATGAAATGCGTGATCTGTCAGAAAGGCCCAGAAGATGGCGTGGCCCTCTATCGCCAGAACGAAACAGGCGTCCAGGGTATTTGGGCGTGCGCTGAACATCGAACGGCCCCGGTGGACCCAGAGGTGCAGGACATCGTTGACGCAATCGAGGCCGACAATGTCTGACCGGCCCACCGCGCCTGCGAGAGACACCACACGGCTGGAGCAGCGTACCCGCGAGCTTGCCGCCTACCTTGAGCAATGGGCTTACGATGAACGGCTGTTCTCCACCTACGTCGGCGGTATATCGGTCGCTACCCATTTCCGTGTTAGCGGGAGGGAGGCTGTAGAGATAGCCGATGAGGTAGCCGCCCTCCTAGCCCAGCGCGATGCCCGAGAGACGGCGCTGCGGGCACTGGTTGTGAAGTGGCGGACGGGGCCGTACCGTCACCATCAGGTCGTGCAGAATTGCGCCCATGAGCTGGAAGACGCCGTGCTGGGGACAGGAGCCACTCCACATGACACCTAGCCCTGCCGATGCCCGCACCCTCATGCTCGCCAAACTGCAACAGATCCGCCGCGAGCTAGCCACCCTGCCCATCCAAGGGGCCTGGACCCGCATTCACACGCTGGGGGGTGCCTTGGACATGGTGGACCAGGTGGTCAAGGATGTAGAGGCCGAGTGCCTGGTGGACATGGTGGACCTGTTGCCAGTGGACCCCATGCTAGCCCGCCCCGCTTCCTCTCCCAGCTTCCTCCTTTCCACCATCCCTATCGCAGTGGATTCCTCCATGGACCCGGATGTGGTGAGGATGGTCCCAGGCTCCCCCGCTGCTCTGGGCTTAGTGTGGGACCCCATGCGCAACGTCTGGCGTACTCCATGACCCCTGACCGTGGGGGCCCCGAGCTCCCTGCTGCCCCCACCTGTGGACCAGCCGACCACCTTACCGCCCGCCAGTACCAGTCCCAACTCCAAGCTGCTCTGGACCAGGACGGCTGGTCCACCAACCAACGCGCTGTCATTCGAGCCAAACTGCGCCTTTGGACCCTCCGTGCAGCCGGGTTGGACCAACTATTCGAGAAGCGGGGCAACATTCCTGGCCACCCCGACTCCTTGCCCCCTACCACCCAGGACATTGTCACCTGGCGCTGGAAACGTGCCCACCAGGCCAAAATGCGCGCCCAGACCAAAGCCACCAAAACCCCTGCCACCATCCATGCCCAGGAATTGGCGGATGACAAATCGTACGAACCTGGGTAGACTCAGCCTGCATGGGCACACCTGGTACCCCGGACCCGTTTGCCAAGCCCAGTGAATTTGACGACACCCCCCCAGACCTCGCTGCCCTCCAGGACGCCTGGGCTCCCAAAGCCGCGTGCTGCTGGTGTGCCTCGCCCCTGCACAATGCCGAGATTCTAGGTACCGCGTGCTACGTGTGCCCTAGCGAACCCTGTCTCCAACGCCAGCTTGCCCACGCCATCATCCTCAACATCAAGGGCACAGACGGCAAACCTAGCCAACGCCTGCTCTACCTGCCCCTGCCCCGTCAAGCCGAGGCCCATGAGTACGTCATGGCCAACCAGATCCGGCGCATCCTGTACGGCGGGGCAGCGGGTGGGGGTAAGTCCAAGTTCCTGCGCTGGCTCGCCTACTCCCTCTGCCTGTCCCGCCCAGGCTTCAAAGTCCTCCTCCTGCGCCGCACCTGGCCCGAGCTGGAAGAGACCCACATTCAAGAGTCCATCCTAGAGGAACAGCAGTTCGGGGAGAACGGAGGTGGTATCATGCACGTCACCCCCTCCAACCGCCGCGTGGACTTCTACAATCACAGCTACATCAAGTTTGGGCACTGCCAAGACCCCAAGGACATGGCGAAGTACCTGTCTACCGAATACGACCTCATCCTGTTCGATGAGCTCGTGACCTTCACCGAGAAACAGTACTTCCTTATCTCCAGCCGTGCCCGCACCCCTCGCTCTGATGGCTGGAAACCCATGGTGGTAGCGGGCACTAACCCTGGTGGTCCCGGTGCGGCGTGGGTCACCGAGACCTTCATCCACAAGTTCCGGGACCCCAAGAAGTACCCCCTCTACAACCCTGCCCAACACCTGTACATCCGGGCTCTCCTAGATGACAACCCGCACGTCAACGCGAGCTATGTCGAGTTCTTGATGGACTTGGACCCAGATTTGCGGGAAGCCTACAGGTGGGGCAACTGGGACTTGTTCCCAGGCCAGTACTTCAAGGAGTTCCGGAGCACCCTCAAGGGTCAGCCCTACCACGTGCGTCGGATCGATGTTCCGGTCTCCCTGCCTCGGCGTGGGGGTATGGACTGGGGGTACTTGCGCCCAGGGGTGGTGCTCTGGGGTGTGGTGCTGCCTGACAGTGGCCGCCTCTACATCGAGCACGAGTGGGTGTTTGACACCCTCCCCCCCAGCAAGGTAGCCGCAGCCGTCAAGATCCTCAACGCCATCTGGGGTATCACGCTCATCCGGTGTGTGGGCGACCCGGCCATGGCCATCCGCAACCACGAGACGGGTGAGGACATCTTCGAAACCCTGGGCAACAACGGGTTCCCAGTCGAGCCTGCCCATAACGAACGAGTGAACGGCTGGATCCGGTGCCGCGAGTGGCTCAAACCCTGGCCCGATGGTGCACCTGGTCTCGTGATCTCCCCTGACTGCCCGTACCTCATTCGCACCCTGCCCCAACTCATGCAGGATGAGACCAAGCTCGAGGACGTGGACACCACCGGGGAGGACCACGCTGCCGACGCACTCAGGTACATGGTGATGGACTACCCAGGGCCAGTGGGCGCACTGACAGGCACCAAGGTCTTCCAACCAGGTACATTAGGTGCTATGTTCCAGGAAGCCCAAGCTGCGGCATTGTCAGGCGGGTACCTGGGCCAGTACAATGTGGGCGGCTGAAACATGACAAGGTACACAAAATAAAGTTGCGGTCGGCGGCTGAAACTGCCCCGCTCATTCGCAGGAGTATAGATGGCCCCACCACCCTTCGCCCCGCCCGTACCGCCCCTCGGCCTTGGTCAGGGTGGTCCCATGGATCCGATGCAGGGTGGGCAGGGCGGGCAAGGTGGTCCTCCTCAGCCCTCACCTGCTCAGGCCCACGCTACCGAGCTCAAGGTCAAACCCATTCCCCTCCCAGCAGAAGGTAAGGGCAGCTACACCTACTGGAAGAAGGAGGTGGACGCCAGTGTGGAGCGGCTCACCCAGTTCAAGCCCGAGTGGGACCGCAACGTCATGTCCTACCGTGCCAAGCCCCTGACCAAGATGCCGCACGAGGACGCCGTGGTAGTGCCTCGGGACTTTGCGCTGGTCGAACAAAAGGCCGCCCAACTGTTCTTCCGTACCCCCGAGGTCCGTCTCACCACCCGCATCAAGGCCGTCCAGGACCCAGTGCAAGTGTTCCAGGATATCCTCAACTACTACCTCAGCGAAGACGAAGCGGGCTCCATGGCTATGATGAACGAAACACTGTTCGATGCCCTGTGCCCAGCCGGTATCTTGTGCTCCGTCATTGGCTACGAGACCTTTGTGGACGGGGTGCAGCGCCCACCGACCGGCAACATGATCCCCGACCCCAAGTGGAAGCCCACCCTACCTCCTGGCGACATCTTGGGCCTGAGCGGTTCCATGGACCAGCCACCCCTGATCCCTGAACTCATGCCTCCCGTGCCCAACGTGGTGTATGCCCGCTACTTCTGGAACCGCTTCTCTCCTGCTGCTGCCATCATCCCTCAGGACTTTGGCGGCTCCGACTACGACAAAGCTGCATTCCTGGGCTACCGCTTCAAGGGTCCTTGGTCCCACATCAAGACCGTCCACCAGCTTGGGGACATGGACATCCCTCGGTCCAAGGGCACCAATACGTCTGACCTCAAGATCAAGTCCGAGCCCAATATGGACAGCTCCAACATCACGGACCCGGATGAGGTGTCGGGGTGGTGTATCTGGTACCGTACTAGCCTCTACGACTCCAAGCAAGTCCACCCCGAGAAGTTCCGGCAGCTCATCTGCCTCGATGGCCTGGACGCCCCTCTGGTCCACCGAGACTCCCCGTTCCAGCGCGATGTAGCCGGCAAACTGGTGGGTCTCATGGGCAACCCTATCCACCTGGGGGCATTGCGCTACGTCAGTGACAGTGCCTACCCCCCCTCAGAGTGCTCCATCTCTCGGGCCTCTAACGAGGAGCTCAACAAGTCCCGTACCCAGATGATGCTGCAACGAGACAGGTCTATCCCCATGCGTCTGGCGGACATTGCACGCCTCGGGGGTGCGGACCAACTGGAGAAGTTGCGCCAGAACCAGTACCAGTCCATCATCGGCCTCCCCAGCTTCGACCCCAACAAGCCCCCCATTGCCGCCATCCAGCTCTCCTCCTTCCCCCGGGAGAACTTCACGTTCAACGACTACCTGGACAGCGACATTGGCCAAACCTGGGCCATGGGGGCCAACCAGCGCGGTCTGGAATCCGCCAACAGCATCACGGCTACCGAGAGTGCCAAGATCGACCAGTGGGCTACCACTCGCCTAGACAAGGAACGCGCCAAGGCCCTGGAGTACTATATGAAGGGGGTGCGGAAGTTCGGGGCCATACTCCAACTCTTCCTCACCGATGAACAGGCCGCTGCGATTGTGGGCCAAGAAGAAGCTGGCCGGCTCTCCAAGTGGGACCGCAAGTCCATGCCTGCCCCTCTCAGCTACACCTGTGACCCCGACAGCGCCATCCGCCGCGACCCCGTGCAAGTCCGAGTAGAGGCCCTCAAGCTGTACGAACTGACCGCCAAGGACCCGCACGCCAACTCCCCAGAGCTCCTGGCTGATGTCATGCGGGCCTTCTCCCGTGACCCCATCAAGCTCGTGACCCAGCAGACTCCACCCTCCGTGAAGCCCGCTGCCTTGTCGTTCCGGTTCGACACCCAGTCCATCGACGTACGCAACCCCAACTTCCCGATCTACTTGGCCATCCTCAAGCAGAACGGGTACCAGTCGCTCGAAGAACCTGTGGTGGACCCGGCGACTGGCGAGAAGGAACCCTCACCCGTGGAGCAAGCCCTGGCGTACTCCCAGTTCCAGCAGCAGCTCATGGGCGTGGCAACAGGCGGCGAACCCCCCACCGGTATTGGGTTCGGGGACGATGGCGAAGGTGGAGGCGAGGGTGTACCAACCATGACCGGTGGCCCCAAACCCCAACACGGTGGGTCAGCACCTCGGGCCGAACGGCTGAGCAAACACCAAGGTGATGCACCGGGGGGCTTGCCAGGCAACGCCCCTGAGTGATAGGCTTCCCTTGCCTGTCGAAGGCACACGAAAGCACCGGGCGCGGCGGAAAAGGCCAGTAGGTGACGTGAGCACTCACACTCGCTGAAGCGCCTCCAACGCCGTTCCCGGCCCTTTCCTTGGGGGACCAGCCATGAACGAGAGAATCCGGGCATTTCTGGGCACCTTCTACGCTGCCAGCTACCCATCTGGTGTGACCAACGAGTGGGGCACCCTCCTCCAAAAGTACCTGCGTGAGGAGCAAACCGGTGACTACAACACCCGCTGGGCCGCCCTCATTGCCCTGGTCTAGTCCATGAAAATGCAGGATTACGAGTGTACCGAGTGTGGTGAGCGCATCGAACTGCTCTACCGCCGTGGACACCATGACGCCCGCCTCAACCAGTGCCGGTGTGGGGCAGACCATCCGTTCCAGGAAATCGTAGCAGCTCCCCCCAACATCAAATCAGACGGGGTACCAGGAGGCTTCGTCATCGAGAACCTGGACCGACACCCTCGCCGCTTCGAGTCCAAGTCCGCGTACCACGCTGAGCTCAAAGCCCGTGGCCTCACCACCGAACGAGGCAACCAGTGGCGCGGCGACCCGGGCAACGGCAGCGACAAGCCCCGTAACGGCATGTCCCGCTGGATCTAGTCACCATGGACACCACTTCCAGCCTCATCGTTGGCCCTGACGGCAACCCCCTCTCCGTCCCCACGGTTGTCCTCGACCACACTGACGCAGCCCTCCTCCGCCAGTACAAGAAGCTCTTGCTCAAACTCGGCCTCCGAGAAGCTCTGTACTGCAATGACTGTTGGAATCAGCAGGTACACGACGGGCTCGAAGCCCATGTCACCGACAGCCAGATCGTGTTCCGGTGCCGGTGCAAGCTCCGGTTCTACCAGGGTCAATCCTTCTAGTCACCAGTACCTCTTGACACCTAACTAGGGGCTCATGCTATAACCCTAGCCATGTACAGGTACGGAATCAGCCCCCGTTTTCCCCAACCCTTTTATGCCCCCGAGGACGCTGGCAGCGGTGCCGGTGCTTCTCCCTCGGGCGGTACTGGTGCCCCTTCTGGCTCCGGTGCCCCTCCCGGTGGTACCCCTTCTGGTGGTGCTCCCGGTTCCACCCCCGCATCCGGCGCTCCTGGCGCGCAGTCCCAGGGCGGGGGCCAAGGAAACCCACCAGGCGCGAACGGTTCACCGGCCAACAACGGTCCGGTAGACTATGCGCGCTTCGCAGAAGTCAACGGCAAGTACGATGCGGTGCGTTGGGCCGAGGGGTTAGATCCCGTTTCTGCCCAGGAAGCACAGAACCTCTGGAACTGGTTCGACTCAGACCCAGACGGTGCCTACACCTACCTCACCAACGTCATGGAGCGGGCAGGCCGTCTCCCTGGCCAAGGTCGTGGTGGTAGGGGTGGGCAACAGGGTCAGGGCCAAGGGCAGCAACAGAGGCAGGACTACCCGGCAGCACCAGACGGCCGTCCGCTACCCGATATCCAGCTGGAAGGGGGAGGGGCCCTCTACTCCGCAGCCCAGGCCGAGCGTCTGGTGGAGTTCCGTGCCCAAGCCCTAGAGGAACGCCTGTCACGTATCGAGGGCAACACCGTCCAGCAGGAGACTCGGCAAGCCGCGCGAGGAGTGCTCCAAGACGCCGAGACCAACTGGCCCGGCTTCAAGGACAACCTTCCCGCGATCCATGCGGAAATGAACCGTGACCGGCGATTGTCCCTCGATGGGGCCTACCGTCGCATCGTGGTCCAGGGCGGTAAGCTCCGGGAGTTCCATCGTACCGAGTTGGCGAACGAGATGCGGCAGGGCGCTGGAGCCGGCCAAGGGTCGGGCAACCCCGCGAACAACGGGGCCCCTCACTCGTCCGAGCTTAGCAAGCTCCCCCTCAAGGAGCTGCTCCGCCGCGAGATGCAGCGAGTAGGGATAGGCCGGTAACAGTACCCCCTACCCTCTAGAAGGATACGCCCATGAATCGTTTCTCGCCTGGATGGCGGCCCGAGTTGGTCTCCGTCCACATGTTCCGTCACTACGCCGATCCCAACATCGGTGAGGTCGCGGCGACGGTTAATAGCTAGCCGTCAATAAACCCGCTCTGATGGGCTTGAACCCTGAGATGGGAACAAGGCGGAAGCAAGGGGGTCAATCCTCCCCCTGGGCACCGTGAGAGACTAAGCGAGCGGGCGCTTGAGATAGGCAACTGACTGTAGGAAGAGTTCGATGTTGTCGTTGAGCAACCCCAAGGCTGTGTTACACGACCGACACAGTAGTCCTCGGACATAGTTCGTGGCATGGCAATGGTCCACCACGAGGGGGCGCTGACGACGACAAATGAGGCAGAGATGGTCCTGAGCTACACACATCACCTGATACGCCTCGCGATCCACACCGTGGTATCGCTTGCTGTACGTGCGACGTTTGTAGGCTCTCATGTAGGTCTTGCGGTGCTGGCGGTTCACACTGAACCACTTGTCCCGCAGGGCTTTCATCCGCTCAGGGTTTTTCTCACGCCAGGCTTTGTTGTAGGCAGCCTTCTCTTCTTTGGTCTGGGCCATTTTGTCTCCAGTGATGCGATAGTCCGTTCTCATGGGAATACGAACCATGAGAGTCAGGGGGAAACTCCTGGCCGCCAACCCTACCAAGGGGTGGTCATAAAAGCAACAGAAAGTTGGGAGCAGAAGTTCGGCTCCAAGCCCACGGACAACATCTTCCTCTCCAACGCCCTGTTCTACTTCCTCGGGGAAGACGGGTTCAAGGAGGAAGCAGACGGAGGCAGGCTCATCGAGTTCGGCCTCGAATACGCGGAGAACAGCACCTTCAAGTCCTACGGCGAGCTCGACACCCTGGACACCACCCGTGTCAGCGTGTTCGATGCCGCGCGGTTCGACTGGAGGATCGCGGCTGGTACCGTGGTGTACTCCGAGCTCGAGCGTCTCCGAGCCCAGGCCCAGGCTGGCAAGTACGACCTCATCGCGGACAAGTTGGAGAACGGCAAGAACAGCCACGTCGCCAACATGAACCGCCAGATGTGGTCGGACGGCACCGGCAATGCCTCCCTGGACTTCGGCGGTATCCAGCTCATCATCTCGGCCACACCCACCACGGGCAGCGTCGGGCAGATCAACCGGGCCACCTTCTCCTTCTGGCGCAACCAGCAGACCAGCGGGGCCAAGACCGCAACCGCTTTCGACAACCTGCGCGCCGCCATGCGGTCCGTCTACAACCTGTCCTCGCGTGGTGGTGTCGAAGAGACTCCCCAAGCCTGGATGACCACCCGGACCGTCTTCGAGGGCTACGAGTCGATCCTCTTGGCCAACGAGCACATCACCTACGAGGACAAGAAGAAGGGGGCCGACGCCGGCATCAAGAACACCCTGCTCAAGTTCAAGGGTGCAGACGGCAGCTACGACGAGGCGGCTCCCAGCGGCAACCTGTACTTCTTCAACAACAAGAACCTCAAGTGCGTCTACTTGGCGGGTGGTTGGATGAAGATGTATCCCAAGGTGGATCCGGCGAACCAGCTCGCTAACGTCCACAAGGTCGCTACCTTCGCCAACCTCGGGACCAACAACTCCCGCCGATTGGGAGTGGTCACGGCTATCACCTAGGCATCGGGCTAGACACCTAGACACGAGCAACCCATAACAGGGGTGGCCAGGGCAGGAACCCTCTCCGCCAACCACCCCAAGTCCAGGAGTAGAGACGATGCAGATTCAACTGGTCACTGGTGGGGCTATCAACGAGCGGATCTTCCGTATCGCCAAGAGTGCCTACACCGTTACTGCCACCATCACCGCTGCCAGCATGTCCCGGGGAGCCCCAGCCATCTTCGCGGTGGGCACGATCGTCAACGGTGGCGCAGATGGGTACTCGATCCAAAACGCGGACACCCAAGGGCAGGCCAACAACAACTTGCTCATCGGGGTGATCCACGACTACCCTGACACCAGCTCGGCTCGTACCGGGGTCTGGCAGCCGGAAGACGTGGGGCTGGTCCAGTGCTACGGCGTGGCAGATGTCTACATGGGCATCGCTACCAAGACGGACACCCTCGCTCAGGGATTGCTACTCTCGCCCAACACAGGGTCGCAGTTCCGTACTTCCCTGTCGCCTATCTACGCCACAGGCACCGTGGCCTCGTCTGCGGTGTTCACGGGACTCAGTGGCGTGGCGGGTCTCGTGGTCCTGGCACGGTCGCTGGCATCCCAAGCCTCAGAGACCTTCACGGCCAAGGCGTTCGTTCGCTGCATGTAGGATAGTGGGGGGCCTCAGCCACCTCCCACCGTCTCGTATAGTGGCCCCCACAACACAAACGGCGGGGGTCTGGGTACTCTGGGCGTGGTTGGCTGGCCGCGACTGGGTGTAACCTGGGCCCTCGCCGCTTGTGTTGTGGGGGCCTTTACGGTGGAGAAGACATGCTGGAAAGACTGTGGCAGTGGTTCAAAAAGTGGTTCTTGGACGGGTGGCTCACCAGTGGCCCCCAGATCGATACTCCGGACCACCTAGTCAAAGCCTTTGCACGTTGCAACGGCTGTGGTCATATCTGGCCACATTGGCGAAGCAACATCACAGGGGAGGAGCTCAAATCCGGTAAGGTCCGCCCTCTCGGGTGCCGGCACTGTGGGGGAACCCATCTCCGCCCATGTATCATCCCGTCATGGGAGTCCTTGTGGTGGTTTCTGGTGAGGGGCAAACTGATCCGCAAGGTTCTCCTCCGCAAGCGGCTCTGGGACCCTAGAATCCCTGTGATGCTGAAGGACAAGGCGTGATGGAGACACCTCAGCCTCCTCAGTCTCCTCAGCCTCCTAAGAAACGGGTGTTGCTGTTCTTCCCAGTCTTTACCCACGTCTACCCCAGGGCCTTCGAGAACTTCCTACGTCTGGTTAACGTAGCCTCTCGCCTGTGCCCGGACTACGTCTTTGACCCATGGGTAGTGGAACGCTCGTCCCTGGTTACGGCCATGAACCGGGCCGTAGAGACTGCGCTGGAGGTTGGACACTACGCCATCATTGCGTTTGATGATGATTGCCTTCCTGTGCTCCATGACTATCCGCTAGGGGACCCCCGCCGTTACCAGGTGTTGCCCCGCATGCTCACCCTCATGGAACACCATCCCATCCTAGCTGGGGTAGGCTACATGCGTGGATACCCCCACACTACTACTGTTGGGCGAGAGTACGACCATGGAGCTGCGTTGGTGATGGACCATGATGCTCGTGGGGACGAGACCCTCATAGTCAAGGGCTACCATTGGGTTGAGGATGTAGACGCCCCTGAGTACGTGGCCCAGCGCGATCCCAATGGACTCCTCACCGTAGACTTCTGTGGGGTGCCTATCCTGGGCATCCGCCATGATGTCCTGGCCAAGGTCCCTCAGCCACTCTTTGAAACGCGGGACCACCTTGGACGAGCGTCCACCCACGATATCTACTTCTGCAACAAAGCCCGTGCCCATGGGTTCCAGATCAAGGTAGATACTCACATCGACTGTGGTCACATTGTCGAGTCCCCTGTCGTTAACCGCATTACGCGCGCCGAGCTCAAACAGCTACTGCGCCCAAAGGAGTAGAGCCATGTCTACTGGCAAGTCCCCCAAGATTGGAGACCAGATCGTACCTCCACCGGCTACTACGGTCGTCACGGACCCCGTGCCCGCCGATCCACCGCCAGGTCCTGGTCCGGACTCCGTGCCCGAGGTGCCTCCGGTGGTAGATGTAGCCGGGGAAGTGGTGGAGCCCTTGGTCCTGCCACCTTCACCCCCAGACTACCCCCACATCCTGCTCGAAGGACTCCTGACCCCTATCGAGTGCAACCCACGTGACCTCCGCCAGTTCCGCGTCACGGGCCTCAACGGCATCTCGTACGAGCACACGTCCAACGCCCCAGACGGTACCTGGTTGTACCGAGAAGTCCGCTAACCGAGGTACCCGCGAATGGAAGTCTCCCCCTTCATCCCATACAAGCTGCTCCTTCACCGGGACCGGGTGGAAGCTTCCCTTCGTGGGGAACTCGTGTACCCCATCAGTGTCGAACTCGACCTCAGTAACAAGTGCCCTCACGATTGCCCGTTCTGCTCGTTCGGCACCAGTGCCAGCCAAGGGTACCGTCAGCAGAACTGGGACGTGTTCCCGGAGTCTCGCATCTTCACACTCCTGCACGAGCTCAAGGACTGTGGGGTGGAGTCCCTCACTTTCACAGGCGGTGGCGAGCCCTTGGTCCACCCCAAGGCCCGCCAAGTCCTAGAGGCCGCTACTAGCTTGGGGTTCCAATGGGGCATCGTCACCAATGGCCTTCTTCTCACAGACCGCATAGCTGAGGTCGTGGCCAACGGTGCTACCTTCGTCCGTGTGAGCCTGGACGCTGGGTCAGCTCTCACCCACATGAAGACCCATGGGATCAAGACTCCTCAGTACGACCAGATTCTCTACAACCTTCGCCGTCTCCGCCAAGCTGCTCCCAAGCTCACCCTCGGGGCGTCCTTCTGCGTCATGGAGTCCAATTGGCAGGAGATAGGTCAAGCGGCAGAGGATGTTGCTGGCGGTGGGGGTAACTACCTCGAAGTACGCCCTACCTTCCCTACCACATGGCGCGGCGACGACTGGGAAGGAGGGTTGAGTCCTGAAACCATGGACCAAGTCTTGGCCGCTGTCACGGTCGCCAAGAGCCGGTGGGCCCACTTCAAGGACTTCCGCATCATCGGGATGGACCAGCGGTTCCAGGACATCCGAGACTACAAGAAACCTTACTCTCGTTGCCAGATCGGCCCCCTGACCACCGTCATCGGGGCCGAGGGCTCTATTTGGCACTGTTGCGTTCAGCGGGGCAACAACTTCTTCAAGCTGGGCTCCGTACTGGACAAGCCATTCATCGAAGCCTGGGCCAATATCCACAGGGCGCGAGACTCGGGCAAAATCGACGTTGACCGATGTCCCCGGTGTCGGTACGATGGGTACAACCAGATTCTGGAGCAAGCCTTCCAGCAGGACGGGCTCCATGGCAACTTTGTGTAGCGAGGTACCTATATGTTCATGGACCGAACCCAGGCTCGCGGCTACTCCAACATGGCGGTGGGCTCTATCTGTGGTCCCGAAAACGCCCAGGTGGGTGCCCCCAAGATCATCCGTACCCCCGAAGCTCCTTGGCTGTCCACTGGGGTCTCAGCCACCATTTCACGGACCGGCGACGTGGCCACAGTGTCAGCCACTGCCCATCTGCTCGTCGTGGGTGACACCGCCTTCATCTCAGGGGCCGTGCAGCCTGCTTACAATGGCCCCAAGCGCGTAGCCACCGTAGCCGACGCCAATACCTTCACCTACGAAGTTCTAGGGGAACCGACCACCCCTGCCACCGGCACCATCACCAGCCAGAAGACCATCAGCTAGGAGACACCGACACCATGGCACCCAAGCAGCCAGACCAGCCACCTTCTGCAATGCCCCCTGGGCTCCAACACCTGATTCAGCAGGGTACCGACAGTGCGCCTGTCCACGTACAGGAACCTATGCCGCCGCATGCCCCACCTTCGCCGCCGATACCACAGGTTCCAGCCGACCAACCCGTCCCTGTCCTGGAGGGTCCTGGTGGGTTTGCGCTGTTCGGGCAGATGCTGACGGATCTGGTGGGTGCCATGAAGTCGTCCCAGATGTCCCCCGAGACCCTCAAGGACATCCTCATGGAGACCGGCAAGGTCAACGCCGAGGTCGCCCGCAAAGCCCGCTGGCCCGAGAACGCCACGCACCCTGGTATCTCGGCCTACTTCACAGCTAAGGACATGGCGGTCTACGGGGCCCTGGAGAACAAGCCCAAGCTGAACCGCACCACCTTCTTCTGCGACATCCTGGAGGAGGAGGAGCGGCTTACCCCGACCGAGATCGAGGCATTCAACAAGCTGGACAAACCCTCCGAGTGCCGTGGTGGAGCTTGGCGCGCGGTCATCATCCGGCCCAAGGCCGTCGGGGGCAAGGAGGAGTTGCGTGTCCATGTCCCCAAGGACACCGTGGACCAACGCATGGTGCTGCCCTCCCTCCTGCTCATCCTACACGAGCTCGCGGGCGGCCCCTCTACCGAGAACGTGTACGCCCTGATGAAGCAGATCGAGTACCTCAAGGCCCAGCTCGTCTCGGCCAAGGTTGGTGGTACGTCGGTCGCTGACCTGGAAGCGCACCTCGCGGCCCTGTAGCCCCGACACCACCAAGGAGACTCAACTATGCCGAGCCTAGGAAGAATGCGGGACGAGATGGTGGACATGCTGACCCACCGCCGTCTGGGGCTGCCCAACCGGGGGAAGCGTCCACCCGAGGATGCAGCGGACATCGAGCTCCCCAACTCGGGGCGTACGGACCCACGGCTGGACCAGCCCGATGTGCTAGGGGCCATGGGAGCGGCGGCCAAGGGGTACCGTACCGTCAGAGACACCTTTGCGAACCAGGAACGGGCCAGGGACAAAGCTGGTCGTCGGCGGTAGGCATGGGAGCCCAGGGGCAGCCACTACCACTCCCTGTCTATCATCGAGGGTCTAGAGACGCCCTAGGGAGACTCTCGCGCCCGGTCCGTGTGCCTTGGGTCTGCCATCGCACCGGGGACTGCTGCCGCGAGAACACCGGGGTGGCAGTCTCCGCCAACGAACGTGGTCTCCTGGAACACAAGCTCGTCGTGGCTACCCGAGTGCCAGTGTTCACTGTCCACCCTGACGACCAAGCCGCCATCGACAGGGCCTATGCCCAGGGTGTGCCAGCTCCCTCCCCCAAGTTCTACATCTTGGAGAAAGGCCCATGCCCCTACCTAGCCGGTGACAATACCTGCCTGGTGTACGACATCCGGCCCTACAATTGCCGCAGGTTCGCTTGTGGCCGTACCGACCCTACCCAGGAGTCACTGGAGTCCGGTGGGTCCATGGGGTGTTACAATCTGTCTGACCGTCTAGAGACCTCGCTCCGGTTCATGGAGTGGTACCGGGCCTTTCAACGTCGCGCCCAAGACTGGGCCCGGCTACATGGGTGGAAAGCCTAATGAAACACACACGTTGCATCTACATACTGACCCTCTTGCTCACCCTCTTGCTCACCCTGGCGGCGGCCCCACTGTTCGCCCAGCCCGTCTCCACCAACACCATCGAGGTCGAGTACCAGGCCCTGTCCGTTGCCACCATCCAGTCGTACGGTCTCGGCATCCGTGTTGACGGGGTGCTGCGGGCCGAGCCCATCACCTGTGCGGCCAAGGTGGGCGTTCCTGCCGACACCGTCTGCCGCATCACCATCCCCGCCCTTACCCCCACATCTCATTCCATCACGGTCCTGGCGTCGGCTGGGGGGGTGTCCAGTGAATACACCGTCACTGGAGTGGACCCGTCCAAGGCCCCTAAGAACCCGAACGGCAACCCCCGCATCATCATCACCACTACTGTCACTATCACTAGTTGACAGCCCCTATACCGTACCGAGTACACTGGTGTCCGCCTAGTTAGGAGGGTACCAGTGACTTTCAAGGAAATCACCGAAGACGTACTGGAAAGGTCCGGGTACACCCTCAACGCTGGTACCACACGGGAGCGTATCAAGCGGCTGGTTAACCAGCACTATCGGCAACTGCTGGCTTTCTCCAGGTTCTCTGGGTACCGTGACGGCCACACCCCCCTAGTCACCGTTGCCGCCCAGCCCCTGTACGGCATCCCGGTCACGCTCCAGCGTATCGACCAGATTTACGACCCCAACGGGAACAACGCCCCCCTAGCCAAGCGTTCGAAAGCCTGGTTGCGGGCTGATGTTCGGGCCAACCAGGGGCCTGGTACCCCCATCGTGTACGTGGACTACGGGATCAAGCCAATTTTCCGGTTCCCTGTAGAAACAGGTTCTGGCATCTGGGCCGCGAGCAGTGCCGCTGGCGATACCACCCAGACCGTCACTATGCAGTCGTTCCGAGTGGACGGGTTCACTTACAACCCCAGCGCCACTACCCTCACTGGCACGACTCGGGTCCAGCTCGGCACCCTGGCCACCCTCGTAGACGTGGAGAAGCTGAGACTGTCGGCGGCCTGTGCAGGGGACGTGACCTTCTACGATGCAGCAGTGGCCGGTAACATCCTTGGGATCATCCCTATCGGCCGTACCACCCAGTTGTTCACCGTGCTCCAGCTCTACCCTGTCCCGTCCTCTGCTATCACCTACCTGGTTGAGGGCCAGCGCCGGGTGGAGGACATGGACAACGACATCGATGAACCCCTCATCCCCCTGGACTTCCACCAGATCCTGGTTCTGCGCCCCCTTATCGCGGAACTGCGGGAGGTGAAGAAGCAGCTCACCCAGGCGAGTGAAATCGAGCGGTCAGAGCTCATCCCCCTGGAAGCGGAGATGGCCGCCTATCCTATCGTCTCGGCTGACAACATCATTGTCCCCGAAGATGGGCGCTCCAAGGCCCGTATCCAAGGCTCCAACCTCGGGTCCTGGTTCCCAACCGGCCGCTGGTAGTAGGCCTACCTCATGCCACAGCAGGAAGACCTTCCACGCTGGGTCCTTGGCAATCTCCGAGGGGGCCAGAACAGTGGAGACCCACCTATCTCCTTGAACGACACCCAGGCCCAACTCTGTCAGAATGTCGAGTGGCACCGGGCTACGGTGGCACGGCGACGGCGTGGGTGTGACGTACTCGGCATGACAGGGGGTACGGCGTTTGGCACTGTCCAGACCCTCATTCGCCACGTTGCCGCAGGAGACCCTACTGCTGCCGAGCTCTGGGGTGTGGATGGTGCCGGTACCCCTCTGGTCAAACGTCTCACAGGCGGGACCACTTGGGCCGACATCTCCATGGCCGACAACATCTCCAGTCGTCCCCAGGATGTGGTGGGTGCCAGCCTCAACGGCCTCCTCAACCTGGCCTACGACTCTGCTGTGGACCGGATGCATGCTTGGGACCCTGTGGCCGCGACTATCCGCCGACTAGGTATCTCCAAGGCTGCTACCCCCACAACTAGTGAGGCAGCCGGGGCCGTCACAGCCACTCGTCAGTACAAGGTGTCGTTCACTACCCAAGTCAGCAGTGTCACCACTCGACGGGGGGAGCTGTCCGACGCCACAGGGACCATTACTCTTGTCGCAGAAGACGCCACCATCGACCGCCCGGCCCTTCCTGGCGAAGGTGAAACTCACTGGGAGACCTGGGCTGCCAACACCAGTGACGGCTTCTTCGTCCGCATCGCCACCACCGTCATTGGGACCACCACTGCTGTAGACGCCAACACCACCCTTGGGGCCTTCACTACCTTCGAGCCCCTCATCGGCACCTACACCCTCCTCCCGTCCATGAAGTACCTCACCACGGACGGCAACCGGCTCATTGGCACCGGAGCCTGGGAGACCACCCAGCCTATTGCTCGAGTCTGGCTGACTCCTGTACTGGGCGACCTGGACGTGAGTGACGCTGAACGGTACTACAACACTATCGAGATCAAGGGCTACATCGACCTCAACGAGAAGGACGGTGGTGGCACCACAGGTATCTCTCCGCCCCTGTTCGGCTCCATCTACGTGTTCAAGTACTCCCAAATCTGGAAGCTGGTGTCCACCGGGGACCCGGTCTCGCCCTACATCCCCTACCGCATCACGGACACCGTAGGGTGTATCAACCACAAGACCATCCAGTTGGGGCGCGACGAGAACGGCCGGTCGTGCCTGTACTTCCAGAGCTTCGATGGCCCCTATCGGATCTCCATGCGCGGCCTAGAGTTCATGGGGGAGGACATCCAGGACCTGGTGGACACGGTCAACCTGGATGCCACCACCGTGGTCTCTCATGGTACCTGGTACGCAGGCAAGCACCAGTACTGGCTCTGGACGGCCACCGGGTCGAGCAACGTCCCCAATGCCCTGTGGGTATTCAATGCCAAGAATGCCCAGACTACTGAGTCGGGGGTCAGGGGGGGATGGGCCATCTACACAGGGGACATCACAGCCGCTCGGGCCAGTGCCCAGTTCTCATCCACCGTCGCAGCTTCCATGTCCCGTCGCCTCAAACCTGTCCTGGCGCGTGACACTGCCAACGTGGTCCACCGGGCAGACTCCGCCACCCTGAATGTAGACGGAGCCACCACCTACCGTGCCTACGTCAAGACCAAGCCCTATGTCCCAGACGGTCCCTCTCAACGGGTATCCGTCCACTACCCGTCCGCTACCCTGTCACCCTCCACTGGCAGCAACCTGGCCCTTCGAGTCATCAAGGACTATGGCCTAGACTCCCAGGCCAGTGCCAGCATGTCCCTCACTGCCAGTGCTGCTGCCGAGACCCGAGTCATACCCTTGGCACAGGAAGCTATGCTAGCGGGATGTCAAACCGTGGAGTTTGAGATTGGGGACTCGGCTGCTGTAGATGCCTTCTGGGTGCTGGACCAGGTAGTGTTCCCTTACAACGTCGAGAACCAGGTGTAGGCGATGAAGTTTGGCCTCAAGTTCCGTGAAGGGTATGCCGACGTTGCCGATGGGAACGTCGGGGAAGAGTTCGACAACATCGTTGCGTTCCTCCAGGTACTCTGGGACAAGATCCTAGATTCCGAAGGAAACATCAAGACCTTGGTCACGAACAACAACCAGTATGGGGG